AATATGGCTGTCATGCGAAAGTTGCGTCTAAAACCAAAAGACCTTATTGGAATTCCGTGGATGGTTGCATTTGCTCTTCGTAATGACGGGTGGTATCTTCGTCAGGATATTATTTGGCACAAACCATCAACTATGCCAGAATCAGTTACGGATAGGTGTACAAAAGCCCACGAGTATATTTTTCTTCTTTCCAAGTCAAAGACATATTACTATGATGCGGAAAGTATAAAGGAACCAGTCAAACAAGATTGGGGAACAAGAGATAGAAAAAACGGAAAGTATCACAATGCTGGAACTGGCTTGAATCCTCATACTGGATTACAAAAGTCATATGAGAAGGCAAACAAACGTTCTGTTTGGTCTATCACAACAAAACCATTTCACGGAGCACACTTTGCAACTTTCCCACCTGATTTGATTGAACCTTGTGTTATCGCAGGTTCACCTGAAGGTGGAATTGTATTAGACCCATTCTTCGGGTCAGGAACAACTGGTTTGGTCGCAATGAGAAATAATAGAAAATATCTTGGATGTGAACTAAATTCTGAGTATATTAGTATTGCGAATGAAAGATTGAAGCCAGTAGAAACAGAAATCAAAAACAAAGAAATTACAGAATCTCTTATTCAGAATTATTTTCAATTCTAACAAATAAATTTAGACAGGAGTAAATATGGAAAAGTCAAGGTTGATGAACTTCATTAGTAAGTATCACCTAAACGGTTTGGTTCAATCGGTTGCTTGGAACTCTAATGGTTCTCTTTCAACTCGGTTTATCTCTGACGATAAGTCGGTGGTAGGAGAAGTTCAGATGAACACATTCAACGGAACAAAGTCAAAGCTCGGTGTTTACAATACCGACCTTCTTGTAAAGTTGCTCGGTGTTCTTGGTAATGACATCAATTTCAATGTCAATCTTGCACAAGACAAGGCATTCTCACTTACACTTGACGATAACTCAACAACGGTAAACTATATGTTGGCTGACATGGCAGTTATTCCACCAACGCCAGAGTTGAAGCAACTTCCTCCGTTCCAACTTACAATCAAGTTAACAAAGGAATTCATTGATAAGTTTATCCGTGCTAAGGGAGCTCTTCCTGAAATTGAACACTTTACTCTTGTCAAGAATCAAAAGTTGAATAAGTATCAAGTTGTTCTTGGTCATTCTAATCTAAACTCAAATCGCATCTCTCTTGATATTGATTGTGAAGTTACCGAAGACATTGAACCAATTTCATTCTCAGCAAAGTATTTCCGTGAGATTCTTGCGGCAAACAAGGACTTGAATGGTGGAACACTCGCGGTATCATCAGAAGGTCTTGCTAAGGCAGAGTTTGAAATTGATGGATTTGAATCACGATATTTCTTGGTTCGTTTGGAGAACAACTAATATATTTATGAGTATAGTTCGTGTCCTCCTCTCCCGTCCTTTGCGGCGGTGATGGGGCCGAACATTCTTCCCAAAAGGGAGTTCGGCCGGGCTCCCTTTTACTTTTGATTCATATTTATATGATATATCATGGAGAACAAAATGAAATTGTCAAGTAGAAGAGAGCTTCTGAAAGAATCACAACTAACACTCAAATCAATCAAGGAGTCCTTGAATGAAGGACTAATCTCGGTAAAGGGTAAAATGATTGAAGAGCCAGAACAATATGTTGTCAGATGCCACACGGTAAATGATTCTCTAAAAAAACAAACGTATTATGCCAATAATATGAAAGTTGGTTATTATATGGCTGGTGAAGGTACTAATACTTTTGGTACTGATGACATAAACAAAGCAACCGTTCATACAACTGAGGACTCCCCTAATAAATATACGAGTGGAAAACCGCGCAGATTCTTATGGGGTCAATTGGCAAAAGATTTTTTACCTGGCGATTTCTTTGAACCAGTTCCTGTTGATGTAAAAATCACAAGAACCATAACGATAAAAAAATAAGATAATACAAAGGGAACTTCGGTTCCCTTTTTCATTTGGAAATGTCCCAAAAATTTCGTATATTGTATTCATCTGATAACAATAAGGTTTCAAAATGTTCAATCCCCAACACACCCTCTATGTGGAAAAGTATCGTCCACAATCACTTGACACGTATATTGGAAACGAAACAATCAAGGAAACGTTCAAGCGATACCTACAATCAGGTGATGTACCACACCTTCTTCTTTATGGTGATGCCGGTAGTGGTAAGACAACACTTGCAAAGATTGTAGCCAATACAGTTTCAAAAGACAATTACATTTACATAAATGCTTCCGATGAGAACTCCATTGATACCGTCCGAGACAAAATCAAGCAGTTCGCATCGTCAATCGGTTTCGGTGGTTTGAAGATTATCATTCTCGATGAGTCCGATTACCTTACTCCTAATGCACAAGCTGCTCTCCGTAATATCATGGAGACGTTTAGCAAAACAACACGGTTCATCCTAACGTGTAATTATGTGGACAAGATTATTGACCCGATTCAATCTCGGTGTCAAATCTTCAACATCGTTCCTCCATCCAAGAAAGATGTTGCAGTTCACACGATGGGAATCCTTGAATCGGAAGGCGTGGAGTTCTCAAAGGAAGATTTAGCACAAATTATCAATATGACTTATCCCGATATTCGTCGTGTCCTGAATACAGTTCAACGTTGTATTCTCGATGGTAAGATGCAACTCGATAAGTCAACTCTTGTTCAAAATAACTTTTACTCAACGATTGTTGATATTCTAAAGTCAAGTAAGAACAAGAAAGAAAAGTACACAGAGATTCGTCAGATTCTTGCTGACAACTCAATCCGTGATTACAACCCACTCTTCCGTTATCTTTATGATAATGTAGAACAATTTGCGAATGGGTTTGTATCAACTGCGATTCTTATTATCGCGGAATCACAATACAAAGATGCAATGGTAGTAGACCATGAAATTAATGCAATGGCAATGTTCATCCAACTAATTATGGAAATTGACCAACGGAAGTAATATGCAAATCATGATAACTATATCAGATAACCATTATAGGATTTCGAATATATCATCAACAGATGAAATAGATACTGCCGATTTCCCGAAAGAAATTTTATATGAAATATATGACAAAACCAAAAAACTAATAGAAGAGAAAGGAAAAGAAAATGAGTAACGTATTTGACTTGAGTGGTGGAGAACAAACACCACAACCACAACGTGTGAATGTAAATCTCAATGATGCACAAGATATTACTTGTGATAAGTGTGGTGGACATTTCTTTCATTCAGTAACCTTCTTCAAGAAGATTTCTGCTCTGATGTCTCCAACAGGAAAGGAAGCAATCGTTCCACTTGAAACGTATGCCTGTCTTGAGTGTGGAAATATCAATCCTGAATTTTTACCAACGGGATTTGGTCAGAATGGCTAAGACCCTGTTCGATTTGATAAAGGGTGTGACCAAAGATAAAATTAAATGGGAAACCCTTACTGAAGAAGACCAAAAGGTGTGGAATAATTTTATTATCACACGTTGGTTTTCTATGGAGATGGAATTAACGGATGCCGTGAACGACTTTCAAAAGTATAGTAACGGCATCCTCACCTCCAAAGATTACTACAAATTACTTCATGATATTCTACCAAAGACAACATTCTATCTGAAGTACACAAAGAAAAAGAAGAAGATAGAGATTGATTCTCAGTTTGTGGATTTGTTCTGCCAACATTATCAGCTTGGTAAGAAAGTAATTTTTGAGTATATTACAGACCTTGTAAGAATAAATCCAAACGAACTTATTTCTGTTTTGGAATGTTACGGTACTAAGAAAGAAGATGTAGAAAAATTCAAGAAACAAATTAAGACATTACAATGAGGAACAAGATGGCAATAAAAGAAATTGACTTGGGTAGACAAGAAGACCCAATCGTTCGTGAGATGGAAGAAAAATATCCTGCAATGACTGATGAGTTTAAGAAGATTCAAAGAGACCAATATGTTTTATTCTGCCGTAAACAAAAGAACTACGGTCCGGATAACATTTCATTAGGAACAACTCTTGAAAGAGAACAAGACCGTAAGTTATCACTTCAAGGTTTGTTCTTCCGTCTCAATGACAAAATCAATCGGTACAAGCAAATGATTATGTTTGGTTCTGCCGATGCCGTCGGTGAATCACTCGAAGATACATTCAAAGATATTTCAGTTTACGGTATCATTGCACAACTCGTTCAAAACGGGAAGTGGGGTAAGTAATGTCCTCTTCACGAATTTCCTTCTCACAATACCAAATGTGGAAGGGATGCCCTCATCGTTGGAAACTGAATTATATCGATAAGGTTTCCGTTCCTTCTCCATCAATCGCACTTGTGTTTGGAACTGCAATGCACGAAGTTCTTCAGATGTATGTGGAAATGTTGTATCGTTCTACTGTTGAAGAAGCAAATGCACTTCCACTCGAAGACCTCCTAAAAGAAAAGATGGGTGTGGAGTATAAGAAGATGTTGACTGAAAACAATGATGAACACTTTTCGCACCGTGATGAAATGCAAGAACACCTAATGGATGGTATTGAAATTATCCGTTGGTTCAAGGCACACCGTGAAGAGTTCTTTATGAAGAAGGGTTGGGAACTTGTTGGTATTGAAAAGCCAATAAACATTATTCCTGTTGAATCAAATCCAAATGTTCGTCTTGTTGGTTTCCTTGACTTGGTAATGAGAGATTTGAAAACTGGTAAGATTCACATCTACGATTTCAAAACATCAACAAGTGGTTGGAACAAATACACAAAGGCGGATAAGGTAAAGACATCACAACTTGTTCTTTACAAAACATTCTATGCCAAGCAGTATGATATTCATCCTGATGATATTGAGATTGAGTATCTTATTCTCAAACGTAAGATAGCTGAAGATGCCGAATATGCCGCGATGAAGAAACGTGTTCAACGATTTGCACCTTCTCACGGTAAGGTTTCACAAACTCAAATCCTGAAAGAGATTCAGACATTTGTTGAAACGGCATTTGACTCGGAAGGTAATAAAAGAACAGATATTTACTATCCACCGATTGAAGGCGAAAAGAAAAAGAATTGCCGTTGGTGTGAGTTCAAAGATAGAGATGATTTATGTCCAATAAAGAACAGGGTTCAATAATGAAGTACGCATATACATTTGATGATATTCAAATTATTCCAAAGTATTCAGAGATAGAAAGTCGTAGTCAATGTGAACTAATAACTAAATTCACAAAAAGATATGTTATCGGAACACCGCTTGTCTCTTCACCGATGGACACAGTTTCAGATTCAAAGATGTGTCTTGCTATGGCATCACACGGTGGTGTTGGTGTAGTTCATAGATTCATGAGTATCGGTGAACAATCAAACCAATCTCGTAAGATAAAAGAACAAGAGAAGTTAGTTGCTGCGGCTATTGGTGCAACAGGTGATTATCAAGAACGTGCACAAGAACTTATAAACGCAGGTGTTATTGTTCTTCTCATTGACGTTGCCCACGGTAACACAAAACAAGTAAAAGATGCAATCAAGTGGTGTAAAGAAAATCTTCCTGAATATGTTGACGTGATTGCTGGTAATGTTTCCACTCGCGAAGGTGCAAGGAATCTCGCGGAGTGGGGAGCTGATGCAATTCGTGTTGGTATCGGTAACGGTTCTCTTTGTGAAACAAGAATTAGAACTGGAGTTGGTATTCCACAAGTAACTGCACTAATTGAATCTATTGCAGGAGTGGAAGAAACAGGACTTGATATTCCTATCATTGCAGACGGTGGAATCAAGATGACTGGTGATGTTGCAAAGGCACTTTCACTCGGTGCAGATTCTGTTATGATTGGTTCACTT